TACGTAAATAACCCAACTTACCAAATAAAAAAGGTATTAGGATAGTTATTTTTTGACCATGATTTTGACAACCTATTGGACTTATTGAGTACGCGATTGGAATCAGTCTATCCTTTTTATGAAAATATTATTGACACGGTTCGATAAAATCGTTTATTAGAATACAGCATGATTCGTACAACCTCCAACAGGACGCGTTGAGGGTCGGTCTGGAGTTTTTGTAATATTATTCTTTAAAATTTACAGATAGAACTATTTTTCATTTTACTCATCACTAGTGTCATGTCACACTTGACATGACGTATTTGAACGATATATTTATTCCCCAGATTAAATACAAAAGGGGGAATAAATTCGATGAAAAAATACAAGGTGACATTGGAAAGCGCCGAAAGAGAATACCTCAGGGAGATTACAAGGAAGGGAAATCATAAATCACAAAAAGTTATCAACGCATTGGTTATGCTCAATTGTGATGAAGGAGAATTCCAGGATAAAAAAACAAAAAATGAGGGGATCTCGTCCATCTTGAAGGTCAGTATGCGGAAGATTGACCGAATAAAAAAAAGATTTATTGAGGAAGGCTTGGAGATGGTTTTAAATGGACGCAAAGGGGAAAGGGTTTATGAAAAGAAAGCCGATGGAGACTTCGAGGCGCACCTCGTGGCATTAAGTTGCAGCAAGCCGCCGAAAGGTTTTGCGCGGTGGTCTTTGAGATTGCTCGCGGACAAGGTTGTTGAACTGAATTACATTGACAGCATTTCTTATGAAACTGTTCGCCGAGTTTTAAAAAAACGAAATCAAACCCTGGAAAAGGCGGGGGTGGGTCATTCCAAGTCCTCAAAATAGTGACTTTGTCGCCTGTATGGAAAACGTTCTTGATGTATATAAACGTCCTTATAACAAGGATTTTCCTATTGTTTGTATGGATGAATCGCCAAAGCAATTAATCAAGGAAAAGCATATCCCTATTGCTGCTGCGCCCGGGAGAATCGAACGCCATGACTATGAATACCAACGATGTGGAATATGTAATATATTCATGGCGAGCGAACCATTGGCGGGAGATCGACTTGTCAAGGTAACAGAAAAAAAAACCAAATTGGATTGGGCGCAGTTCATCAAAGAAATCGCGGATCACTACAAGAAGGTGAAAAAGATCACTCTGGTCATGGATAATTTGAACACACATAAACCAGGATCATTGTATGATGCCTTTACGCCGGAGGAAGCAAAAAAACTCTGGGATCGTTTTGAATTTGTTTACACGCCCAAACATGGCAGTTGGCTCAATATGGCAGAGATCGAGTTAAATGTACTTGTTCATCAATGCTTGAGAAGGCGCATCGATCAAATCTCTGAAGTGAAAGCAGAAGTGAAAGAATGGCAAACGCATCGCAACAATCTGAATGCAAGGATAAACTGGCAGTTCACGACGGAAAAGGCTCGTATAAAACTAAAGAGGCTTTATCCGACATTTGATATGTGACATGACACTAGATCAAAACAATAAATATTCCCTGTTGCACTTATCATATCTTTTGCAGTAATAATCATAACATGGTATTTATGGTATCATTCATAAAATAAGGTGTAAAACCGGAATTAATAAATAGGCTATGATTCAATTAGCAAAACTGGGGCGCCTAAATGAGTTTATTTAAAAGGTTCTTAAAACCCATAAACTCCAGACCTACCCTCAACGCGTCCTATGATAATAAAATGGAGACAATTTGATGGGAAAAATGATGTTAACACTTAATAGAAGGGTATTGACCCTAAACGCATTCCGCGATTGCCTCATGGAATCAAGACATGCCCTATTTTTTCTCTTGACGCGCGTAAATCGTTTATTCCATTGTTCATATGTTTTTTGTGAGCGGGAATAGCTCAGTTGGTAGAGCGTCAGCTTCCCAAGCTGAATGTCGCGGGTTCGATCCCCGTTTCCCGCTCCATTTTATTTATAGTAAAATCAAGCTCCCGCTCAATAAAATCAAGCCTCTCATAGGATTCACCCTTATTTTATTAATGTTCTTTTAGATCAATTAAAATCACTTAATATCCAATAAGATCATTTAATTCATACAAAATTCATACAATTTTCATATTTCCCCGAAAAATGTTATATTTTTTTATAATATATTTTTGATGATTTTTGCAAGTATAGCAAAATCAATGGTTTATAACTTAAAAAAATTTATATTATATTCATTTTTTTATTGACTTTCCTTCAATTCCTTTTTATATATTAATCATTAAATTTTAATTGAAAAGGAGAAGAAAACATGACTCAAACAATCGTAAACAAAAGGGTGGACACGAAAATCTTTCCCTGGGATTCCGGGATCAAACTGGAGCAAATCCCTGAAAGCAATTTTTCACTTCCCGTAATTTCTACGGAAACAGAACAAGATGAATACATTCAAAAACTCGTCCCCGTTTCCCGTGATTACCTCCTGATTCCGAACAAGCAAGCCAACGACATCGCCCTTGATGTCATTACTCGCACAGGCTTGAATTTTGAAGAAGGAAGATCGATATGGACGGGGAAAACCTTCTCCCGCCGTTGGATCATCCCTTCCATTCAGGCTGAAGTTGCCCCCGGTGACCTCATTGCCCTAGCAATTGACCTTCATAATTCCTACGACAAAACAACCACCTTCGGACTTGCATTCAACCTTCAACGCCTGGTTTGCTCCAATGGAATGATTGTTGATCAGCATTTCGGATTTTTCCGATTCAGACATATCAACGGCAATGGGGAATTTCAAAAGGAACTTGATGAAGCTTGCGATCAAATCCAGGGAATGACACAGAACATTCATTCCATTCTCCCCAGGTTCCAACGGTTCCAACAATCCCTGGGATCCGGCAGAATGCTCCAAATCTGTTCCGACCTGGTAACAGGACACGGATTCCCCGGTTCCAGGATAGGAGATGTTTTGAATGTTACCAGAAGTGAAATGAAAGGTGATCCCACCTACTGGGATCTGTACAACGGATTTACAAAGGTTTGTACAGACCAAAATTCCTTGGTGGCTGATGGAGACAATCGGGAAGTAACCAACTTCTTCCTGGAACAGGTTCCTTCCATAAATTAAACACTTCCAGGACAAAGGGAAAGGGGTTCTTGCCCCTTTCCCTATCCTTCCCCCATGGGGGAGAATAGAGAACAAGGGCAAGAAAGGAAAAAAAGATGAAAAGATCCATAAAAGAAGAAAAATTTTTGGAGATGATAGAATCGTCACTTTCCTCTGCCAGATTTCGGAGAGATAGTGATAATCCCCAAAATCATGATCGGTATATCGGGCAGGTTGAGGCGTATGAACGGGTGTACGCCGAATTTTTGAGATTATTCAATTAAGGGGGCATCCCGCCCCTCCTTGAGCCCTTGGATTCCGAGGGCTGAAGGTAGAGCGGGAAAAGGGGAAAACCATGAATAAGAACCAGAGGGCACTTAGGGAAATCATGGACAAATATGATCAATATCTCCATAAATGGACAGTTAAACACGGGTCAGCCCTGGGATTTGACGAATGGTTTACGTCTCAGGTGGTCGAGTTTAAACCTGATATAAGAGCAAAAGGAAAAGGATAATAAAATGAACGTCTCGGGGTTTATCCGAGACAAGATATTCAGAAGGGCGGCTGAATCATGAAAATCGAAATTTATTTTCAAAACCCAAAAGAGAAAAAAATTATTGAAAGGAGACCCCAATGGGACGAAGACCAAAAACAGAAAGTGATAAACTGAAATTCCGACCTGTAGGATTCACCCCGCAGGAGTGGGAAACGATTGATGCCCTGGCACAAAAAGAAGGGCTTCACGGAGGCACAACGTGGGTCCGGCTTTACATCAAGCGAAATCATGAGTTTATTCGAGGAGGGAAATCATGAAATTTAAAATCACAAAAACCAGTTATAAAATCCAACAATACAGAACTCTTGAAATTAAATCCTTGAAGGATTTGATAAAATTTATTGAGAAAAACAAATATCCCATCATAATCAGTATTCCGAAAATATGGGATGATAAAATCCCCATAATCGAAATCTATGACGATTTCAGGGAATAGCCTCAAACCCCCAGAAATGCCCCCAGGATCAATCAAAGCCCCGGAAAGGATAATCCCCTTCCCGGGGCTTTTAACTGTCAAGACGTTTAGATTTAAGGCATTTCTGTTGCCCTGAGCGGCGCCACGCTTATCACCCGACCATCAATTACAGTGGTATAGATTTCCTCTTTCTGCGTTCCCGGGGGCCACTCAATCGCCAAATCCGGAAGCGGGTCCCCGGAAATTACGGTCTCAGTCGTGAATCTCTGGGTTGCGCAGCCCACCAAAAAAAACAGCAATGCAATGAGTAAGAACCTTTTCATTTCGCCCCTCCATTTCTGATTTTTCTGGCTTCAATAATTGCCGCCGCTGCCCGGATAGTTGCCTCAGGATCCGCGGATGTAATTCCATTTTGGGAAAGAAAATTAGAAACAAATTCGACAACTTCTGCAAGTTTTTCTTTTTCGCTTCCGGTTGCCAGGGCAATTTTTTGAACCTGCCGTTTGATAGTTGTCATGGTCTCATTATCAAACGGTAAAAGTTCAAGTGCAGCGACAACGCTCTCCAGGGTTTTCTCCGACACGTTGAAAGCGTCTTTGTATTTTTTTGCCTTGAACGCTTTGTAAATCGCAATCCCACCGGCAATAATAGTCGCTGAATATTTCAGGACTTCGAGAATCAATGCAATTTCCATAATAAAACCTCCTTGAAAAATATAACCGGAAAGCTGCCTTCCTTAGAAAATCAAACTAATTATTTTTGATAAATTCACATCCTTCCCCAAAATGGAAACAGTTAAAAGAATAACGAGAATAATCAGGAAATTGATTTGCTTCTTCACCTTAGATAAATCGCACAATTTATGAATTTCCTCCAGCTTGGTAAGTCTTTCCGAAAAAGAACCTTTGGATTCAAACATCTGTTTTTTTATCTCTGTAGTTCGCCCAAATAATCGCTCGAGATCCTGTTTTATGTCTTTGATTTCAGTTTCAGAAATTGCTATCCGTTCGTCATTATTCATACTTTTTCCCATTCCCAGGATGATGAAATCCCCCAACGTTTTTTTAACTGGAATTTATTTTTACAATTATCGCAGTTGAAAACAAATTCCACCGGAATTTGAGAAACGCAAAGACATTTTATTTTCAGTTCCTGACTTTTTCCACAAACAGGACACGTCAGATAATATTTTTCTGCAAACCTATTTATAAATATTTTCATGATCCAAACCCCGGCAAATTCCTATATGGGACTTCAAACTGACTCATATCCGGCAAATCGAACGTCACCTCCACCTCTCCGATCTCAATGTTGTTAAGGTATGAATATGTACAATAGTTTGATGAGGCGAAGCACCCGATATTGCATTCATCTGCATAATTCGCCGCCTCAATCAGCCAGGTTGCTTTCATGGCATCAATCAAAAGCAGTTTCTCAGAGGTCTGCATTGCCTCAATCGTGTACGCCGATGGCGTCGCCATGATTGCCACTTTGGTATATATTGATCCCTGGATCAGGGTTAAATAATTTTGAATTAAATCCGTGATATCGATCTCTACCCATTCCCCTGTATTGTTCGTAATGGCAGTATTCGCGCACATCGATATCAGATAAATTTCCCCGTCTGTATCCTCCGCAATGAGGAGGAATGAGATTTCTCCATTGATAGCGTTATACGTCCACCCATGATCCGTGTAATGCACCCCGCTCTCATCATGCGTAGCCGTGATCAATCGTTTGGCTTTCACATAATTTGTTGTTCGAAATTTCATTTTTGCGGAGGCAATTGTCGTCCCCGCCGGGAGCCGCTCCACTCGGGCAAGTACAAACGCATTGCATTCGCACTTGATATGCGTCTCCCCTATATCCCCCGACATATCGCCTATACTGGTATCCGTACCCATGATATAATCATGCCCGGAATTCGAGTTTGGCGAATAAATGCCCTGATCCTCAATTAATACAGCAGCGTCATTGTTCTCGATCATGCTGCAATATCCCAGAATATTCACCGAATAGGGAGCCTCGCCTTCCTTCAACAATAGCGCGTCCCCGCCATGGTTATTATAATAGTCGTTTGCAGATAGTTTATCCAGTCCCCGGATCAGATCGGTTATTTTGACCGCATTTGGACAACAATCCAAATAAAAAGTCGCCGTCTTTCCCTCAAGGTCCCACATCCCCTTACAACTGATAGTGATATTATTCCCGCTGGGAGAATCTATGAGCGTTCTAATCCCCTTGATCGCATTCTGTATGTCGTTCAAAATCCTTGTGGGAATTCGTGAGGATAAATTATTAAGTCTCAAAGTCATGATATTTCCAAACAAAAAATATTATCTGCTGGCAATGCGAAAGCATTTATCGAAATCATCCCCGCTGCATGATGAATCTCAAAATCCGAAGTTAAAAGCGTTACGAAATCTATTCTGCCAGGCTTATAAGTTTCTATTACAATTTCAGAATCATCATGAATGATCGATCTGTTTTTTATTGTGAAGCTGAGATTATCGAAAACTGAAGGATCATCAATCATGCCATGATCCACAATATTTAAAACATCCGCTCTGCATCCCCAGGCACTATGATTCGCGGGCAACCCCGGCATCCCTGCAATTTTTAGATTATAATATTCATCGCTCGAAATTCCACCTAGTGGAGATTGAGGAAACAAAGCCTTCGCAGTCATACCCAAAAAATCCCTGTGAACTCGAATCCAATATTTTCCTGCATCGATATATTTGTAAAATAGAAATCTTCCATCCGTCTCTGAATCCCACCAATTCCGGGTGTCTGCATCATCCGTTTCTGATAAAAGCAAAACGTCTTCATTCTCCCAAATTCCAATATAAAAATCATCTTCATCTATTGAGTTGTATTGATCTTCAGTTATTTCTAAATCCATATCAGCTTGAGTCAGAGGATTATAATCAATCGTTCCCCCGCCAGCTAATGAAATTTTTACTTCATAGCTTCCGCCGGAATCTAAATGATCCAGAATCCAGTTTGAAAAGTAAATTCTATTTTCTGATAGTTCCTGATTCTCATCAAAAATTCCTTCATAAAAATATTCATCTTTTTCGAGTTCCATTTCTAAAGCGCGTTCGGAAGAAACCCCAGGTTCTCCTACTCGCCACATCCCGGGGGGTCTCCCCGTTATTTCCGGTTCTGTTCCGGTTGTATAACTGCAATTCTGACAAACCCAATTTGAGCCAACGTTCCGGAATTTTTCTTCTCTGTCACACGCAGGGCAATAAGCAAGTATCGCCCTATACATGACGGCGTTCGGAGGCGTTCCCCTTTTCGCTTCGATTGATATGGGAATCTGATTTGCTAATAAACCATAATATGGGAGATCAATAAATGAGGCGGCCGTCATGGATCCGGGAATATAAGAGAGCCTTTCCCCCGTGCAAGGGTAAGCGTTTTTTATAGTAAAGATTTTCTCTTCATCCAGAGAAATATGAAAAGACATTCCTGGACGTGTTTTTTGATTTGAGCCATAGACGTTATTATGATAATAGTTATTTGGTTTCATGAGGTCGGTCATTTCAACAATGTTCCCGCCCTCACAATAATTGATGACTTCATCACATTGCCCGGATATTTTTCCAAGAGACGCATTCCCTAACTCACATTCAATTTTGATTGTATTTGCGTCAATCCGGGTCGCGCTATGCACGGTTCCAGCGACAACGGTTTCCTCCTGATCTTCAGGAAGTCCGGTATTGATCAAAACAACTAATTGATCATCAATCAATTCCGTAGACATTCTCCTATTATATGCGATCCCTGCATTTCGATCAAACCGAAAAACTATTTTATCATAGATTTCCCCGCCCCGAACATAACGAGTTTCTCCAATACCGGAAACGTCCAATTCCTCTTGTCTGTATCCCGCTTTCTGAAATTTGGGAAGAAGCATATCATTATAATTTGCGGAGTTTTGAGTCCAATCATAAGAGTTTTTCAGAGATTGCCAATTTGCCAGAATGGAAAATATTTGTCCTTTCAATCCTGCTGGAATATCATTTTCAATATACTCTTTTCCAGTATCATATTGATAACTCGCAAGGTTTTCATACAATTCGTTAAAAAGACACCCCTTATTTGTAAATGATCTGAAAATTCCATTATCGACAATAAAAACTTTTTCTCTGTATGAAGTAGGAGCTATCAGTCTGAAATGTCCAAGCAATGACATAATAGAAGGATGTTTTTTCACATACAAATAATATGTATGAGTTCCCGCAGCCGCTTGTTTCCCATACCAATCTTGAGCTATCCAAATATTATTGAAAAATCCCTCGAGCCAGGAACGCCCCATATTACTTGTTGAAAATTCCCTTATCTGGAATAATGAACATGATGGTTGATAACAATTATCCGTAAATTCTGACAATGCAGAAGGGTTTTCATTTCTCCGCAAACAGTAAACCGTTTTCAATCCGTGATCCGCCGTTCCAGATCCCCAGTTATTTAAACGTCCTGTAGTTCTGCAATTCGAGCAAATCTTTTGCCCCAAAACACAGTTTGAATTTGGATTATATTTGTAATATTTTACAGATACGCTACTCCCCAAAAGCCGAAGGTCTTCAACGGTTTCTCCGTTCCAGTTCGTAGAACCAAAATATATTTTTGTTATATCATTTTCATTCAAGATTCTGTCTGTGATTTGATCAGTTACATTTTGGTTGTCGATCAAAACTATATAGTTTTCATGGAACATCAATCCTGATAATTCAATGATCTCAGACATTTCAAAATTTTCTTCAGCATAATCACCACGAAAGGGAATTGATTCCAGTGGTTCATCCCATAGGGGGCGGGTTGACAAACGCCTGTGCAAAATTACATAACAAGGATTTTCTTCATCGATAGCCACATCCGCCGCATCCACAGGAATCGGGCATTTGATTGAAAATGAATTTTCATCAATATATGTTAATTCCTCAATCCATGTGATAACCCCCCTGGACTCAAGAGGAGAGTTTGAAAACGTGATAAAATCAAATTGCTGAAGGCTTCCATTTTCATCTCCTGCCCCAATCCACCGCGCGCCACTAAGCGGCCACTCAGGATTATCAATCCATGTTCCGGGCGTGCAGGCACGAGGATCATTACCTCCCGAATCCAAAATCAGATTTTGCCCGCTTGCGGAAATCACTTCAAATGTTCCAAGAATTTCCACAAAATTATTGCATGATTCGTTTGCATTATAAATATAATTGAATGCGGGAATTCCCATATAGATATTGTATAGGATTTGAAGGTATGCTTGAACGCATTTGAACCAGTCTGCGGGAGGCATTCGTTTTGTGATGGGAATGGTTAAAAGTTTTCCATAACATTTTAAATGGTGGGCTCCACAATCTGCTATTGATTCACATTCGAGGCAGGAAGAAAAATCTTCATATATATTTTCAATTTCAGAACCTGATAAACGTGTATCAGGTTCTTGAGTAAAACCCAGAAAATCATTATATGGAAATACATGAGACATTAATCCGATCCGGAAAGCATATAACATTCTTGTAAACAAGCGCATCCAGAACCAGAACCAGAATCGCCTCCAACGGGGAAACGTATCAAAGCATAATTCCCGGATGTGTCTAATATTTGAGCTGAACCAGAACTTCCAGAAATCAAATAATTTGACCCGGTTTGTAAGGATCCGTAAAAACCACTTCCACCATCATATAATGCCCAACACATCCCGGAAACAATTATGCGTCCGCATTGCCCAACGGGAACAGGATCCAAACAAATAACAATCCGATTTAAATCATCTCCTATTGCCGGAAGACCGATTTTTAAAACCACATTATTTTGATTTTCGGGAGATGATAACGACTGACCTTTGATTACAACAACATCTCCAATTGATAAATCAACTAATCCAATATTTTCCGCCCATGCTGTCAAACGGGGAATATCATTTCTCAAACCCGATCCCATTAAATTTTTCAACGGTTCGGATTTGCGAATCAAATCATTGATCGTTTTCGCTCGAATGCGATCGCCTTTTTTGACTGTTTGCATTAGCTGCCCTTCAGTCCGAAATTTGCGAAAGACGAAGATTCATAAACGTTTGTAATATGTACAGATTTAATTAGCCTTTTTAAATCTCCATCCAGAACAAGATTTTGATGTTGAAACCAAACATACTGCCAGGGATAAAGCGTTAAGGGTCCTACTGTTGATCCGTCAGCCAACGTTATCGCAGGAGTTATCTGGATTTTCCCTATCAAAAAATGATATTCGAATAACCAATCATCGAGTTTGTTTTTTCGAATTTGAGTGCCTATAAAAAGTGCTTCCCCAGGATCAAATCCTTTCCAGGCATGGGAATTCACGGTTGCCAACTGATCTCTGATATTTGATCTTGCTGCATATAAACTGCTATCAGTTACATGTTTCGTAACTTTAAGTTGCATTACTGGACGATAAACTTCAACACCGTCGATGTTTTCGCCATTGACTCCAATTGCAACCCCAACATCAACGCCATAATTAGTTTGCTTGTCTGGATCATCCACACTGTTTATGTGAGATTGTGAGGATGCCAATTCCCATTCCCAGGTTTCTCCCCATTCGTTCTCGGAAGGATAAATTTCGTCTGTTTTGTAAATTACAGTTACAAGGGATTTATTTTCAGACCATTGCCGAGCATGAATTTCGGAAACTTTTGCATCTGAAATACTGGGATGCGAGTCTCCAATATTAATTGAGTAGGGGAGCGTTCCGCTCAATTTGATTTGAATCAGGGTTTCATTTGGATCCGGATTGTCGGAAAACAAATTTTTCGTAATAGAAATCCCGTTTTCATTTTCAACCGATTCCCCGGATTCATATTTTTCTAACCAGTTTATCATGAGTAAGCCGCCATTGTTTTTTGAGATTCGATGTTCTCTAATAAAAAGGAAATCTTTTTCAATTCATCAAGCTGTTGTTTATCCATATTGGAGGACACGCCAAGCATTTCTGCAAAGGGTAATCCAAAAAATCCACTCACACCCTTTGATAATTTCTGTTCGGGGAGTCCTCCCAATTCTGGTTGAATGTCTTTCAAATCTCCCAGATTGGGGAATTTTGATTTCAGAATATCACCGAGTTTTTTTATAAATCCCTCGAGGGATGGTTTCCCTTTGTTTTTTTCTTCAAGAGATCCGACAAAATCATCATGCGTTTGAAATTTCTCGTACATTTTCCCTTGAGACCATTTCCTTATTTCCTCAAGAAATTTTGGGGGAGCTCCGGAGAATGCCATTTCATTTGCCGCTTTTATTTGCGCTCCAGCTGCTTTGTCTGCCAGGCTGATAATCCACGCCCAACCGTCAGCTATTTTTTTGAGAACCAACATGATAATTTCATAAATTTTTATATATACTTCTGATATAATATTTACCCAACCATAAAACATGATTGATATATTATTTTTTAGAGTTTGAAACCAATCGGAAATCGTCCTGCCGAAAATTGTAAATCCATCCCAAATGCTTTTTAAACTCTGATTGATTCCCAAATCCAGAATCCCAAATGTTTCTAGGAGAGATAATACAGCTAATACTATCGCCGCAATGCAGCCAGTTATAACGAGAGTCGTTCCGATTATGGAGGACATGATAGCAAGGATAGTTATCCCCGTAGCTGTAAAAATGGTTCCCAGGGAAAGCAATGCAATTCCGATCTTGCCCAGGGCTTTGATGATCTCTGGATGCTCTGCAATAACTTTTCGTAAAGCAACCAAGATTCCCGTGATTCGTGATGTAATTTCCAAAGCTGCGGGGGAAAGGATTTGCCCGATTGTCATGGCGATACCACGCAGCGCGTGTTTTACACGGGATATGTTATCGTTTAGAGCTTCAGCATCAGCGAAATTCAATGTTCCGTAAAACTCTTGATATTCTTTTCTCATGGCTCGGATGGACTCAGTTCCAGAATTAATCATGGGAATTAATGCGGGTCCACCCCTGCCAAAAATCTGTTGAGCATAAGCAGCTTGCAATGAAGCATTTTTCATTTTTCCCATTGCACCCGCGAGTTTGTAAAATTGCTCTTCGGGCGAAAGATTGATAATTTCCTCAAGCCCGATTCCCAAACCCTGATAAACTCGTTTTGTGGTTGAGAGGTTGTCTTTGTAATCCGTAAGAGATCGTTGCATTCTACGGATTCCCTTTTCCAGTGATTCTAATCCCGCCCCCTCCAGCTCAGCCACATAACTCAATTCCCCCATTGATTGAGCTGTAATCCATGTACGTTTTCCTGCCTTCGCTATTTGATCCCCATAATTTTGGAAAATCGATAAACTCTTACCCAGGGGAGTCAGCAACCCTAAACCCGCAACGGAAAAAACCCCTCCGATTTTCAAAAGCCCAGAACCCAGAGAGGAAAATTTTCCTTTGACGGATTGCAGTTTTGATTCCAGTCCGGAGAGATCCGCGCCGATGGGGATGTATGCCCCCCCCATTTTTATTTGACCTGCTAAACTCATTCGGTTCTCCTGAATGGGTGAACGTCTTCAAATCGAATTTTATCCCGGCTGAATGTATTCATGATCGCTGTTGAAATAAAAGCCGTATGATCCCATTGATTTTTCGTTTTGGTTTTCACCATTTCATAAAGCTCTTTTGGAGTTAGTTTGCATTCAAACGGATCGAAACCGGCGAGTCCGCATAGATCAATCAAATCCTGGTTTTCCCAGGGTCTGGTTCCAAAGGGGATGAATCCGCAGCCTCCGATATTGGAAACGCAAATGCAATCGCATTTCCCAGGGCGGTTAAAGCGGGAATCAGGATTTTAGGAGTTATTCGTTCTTTGTAAAATATTTCTTTTGAAACGCCCTTTGCCTTTGCCAGATATAAGACGGAATAATAAAGGAGTCCGATCAATGCACCGAAATTCATGTTTTCGTAATTGAAAAGATCCTTTAGAGTAATATGCAAATCCAGACTGGCATTCATGAGAACTTGTACATCCACACGACACCGCCAAACGTCCCCTTTTTCGTCCTGGAATTCCATAGTGTCCCCGATAGTTTCTGTCATGATAACGCTCCTGTTCCCGTGAGCTTGAAACGAATCCGCACGACATCATCATGAGGATGCGTCTCATTGAAATCTGAAATGAGAGCGGAACCAGTTTTTGATCTTCCGCCTGACGGCTCTGCGAAAATGACAGTTACGGCCGTCCTATTTTCAAAAGCAGTTTCCAATGTGGTTATCATGGAATCCGCAGAATCCCGAACGAGTTCAATTTCAGACGATTCCCAGGAGGAAAGCCCCGAATCGTTTTCTTGAGCACCCCCGGAATTTTTCGTTGTGACATCCTTCATTTCGATTTTGCGATTAACATCAACACCCCTATGGTAAAGAACTTCAGAGCCGTTGACTTTTAAAGAGCAACTCCAACCTTTATACCGAGCCATTTTATTCCTCCTTTATAAATCTAATCGACACGTCTATTACATAAATAATAAATTTTTTTTCGTCTCTTTCTTCCCTGGGAGGATTCGCCGTAATGTTTAAAATCGTATATCCTGCACAGGCGAAATCATTATTTCTGTTCAAAATTTGCTGTATCCGATTTGCCAGAGAAACCATATTGACCGTTGTCGTTTCATTCCCCGTAAATAAAATTACAGAGAATGAAGCGTCTCCACCTGCGCCCCCCTGAAAATCAAATGTAGAGCCGCCTTCACCCCGGATACAGATAGCAGGATCTTCGCATCCAATAGGGGGAGATTCCAGAGTAAACACAGATGGATATTTTACTTCATCCATAGTAAAAACAGAAAGCCCTTTTGTTATCCGAGCGTTTCCTGAAATGAATTGATACAATGCCGTTTTAAGATCCACTTCGAGAAAGCCTCCATGCGTTGAGCTTTCGTCCTTCGGGTGTTGATGCCAAACTTTTCCCATGCCAAAGGTAAGGGAATTTTTCTTTGACTTTTTCAACCGCTGGTTTCATAAATGGCCGGGGGGAAACATTTCTCCCGCCGTGTTCCAAAATTTTCCCATACCAAGCAGAACCAACAGGACCCACTATAACCCGCCCGTCTTTTTCTCGAGCTGTATGAATCCCTGCTTTTAATCTTCCTGTTCGTGATTTTGGAGGATGCCCGGGTTTAGACGATTTTCCGGTAAATTTCCTCATAGATTTTTTCGCCTCACGCTGTACCAAATACCCCGCTTCCATAAGCGGAGTTAAGGAAGCTTGCTGAGCTGCTTTCAAAACTTCTTTAGGGAAATATCTAAGAACGATTTTATGAACCATAATCATTTGTTTATCGGTCTCCTTACCGGCTCCAGATACAAAAGTTTATATGGCTTTCCTTCTACTTTTTCAATGTCTCTTATTCTGAATGTTTGCGTTGTCAACGCCGCAGGATTCCGCCCGCCGGCGTCAAACTCCATAGTAGGATTAATTTCATTGAGAGATCCGTAAACGGTTTTTTTACTTCCTCCTGATGCTGAAACAGATTCCATCATTGCATCCGCAACCATGCACAAAACTGTTTTGACAGCCCCGGAAAGGAAACTCATTTCCCCGGTTGAAAGTTCCCCAGTTGCCCAAATTCTTTGATATATGATTCCCCCGCCCGATCCCTGGCATGATTCCGTTTCAGGATTTCCCATTCCCAGAATGGAACGAATTCCCCCCCCTGTAATTGTGGGGGATTGTGTTTCTATTCCTCCTGTTCCCAGGATAGTTTTTATCCCGGTTCCTGCAAGCGTGGTGGCATTTGATTCAATCGCCCCAGTACTGATAAGGGTTTTGATCGCAGAACCCGAAAACAAGGCTTTTGACGCTATTGGTGAACCTGTAGCATAATAAACCCTGTAGAGTTTAGCCCCGCCGGAGGCTGCCATGATTTCACAAATCAATTCTCCTGTTGCAGTAATAACGCCCTGTTCTGCTGTTATTTGAGCTCCGCCAGAGGCTGTCATTTTTTCAGTTGAAAAATCCCCGATCGCAGAAACAAATCCGGTTATAATTCCAAAGCCAGAAGCTTCTGTTTTTTCGGTTGAAAAACTTCCCGTACATAAAACGGTTTTAATTCCCGTTCCATCGAAAAGCATTTTCTGAGTTGTAGGAGATCCCGTCCCTATCCGAGTAATAATCCCGTTCCCGGAAAACAAAGCCGACTCTGTAAACAAATCTAAATCGACTCTATAATATTCAGACGATATTAAAAAATCGATTGAATCAGACAAAAGACGTTCTGTTGCATCCAAAGAAAACCCAAGATATGTTATTTCATGCCCAGACATTAATAAACTCTTTTAGATGTTTCGATACCAACGGAATATAAATTAACCCCCGTTGCCATCATTTGCGATTTAATCTCAATAGCATAGAAGGTATCAGCATCTAACGTTGTATCTGCAATATCATAGGTTGACAGCGTCACGGGATAGGGTGTCCCAAGATCCGTATATGTTTGTTGTGCCCCAACCAATGTCCATGCTGTGTCTGTTCCACTTTCCACCCGCTTTACCAACCGCAACAGCACTCCGTCCGCGTTTCCAATCGCTTGCCAGCGAACACGAATTTGCGTAATGACAGACCCTGCCAAATATGGGACGGGAAAATACACGCACGCCCCGTCCTCGCTGGTTGTTATAAAGGTTGGTGCATTAATAGCATTCTCCATCCAGCCGGTGGTAGAATATGGATTTCCCAACTCATTTGCCACTCCATAACCGGCTACATTCCCCGCCGCATCCACCGCCGCTGCAAAATTCCTCCAGATCGTGGCATTGCAATTCAGCCCCGCCCCAGCCGAAAACGTATCCGGGGTATAAAGCGTGTCCGCAGCACTCCTCGATAATTCCACATCGTAGCTTGCGCCGGAATACCATTGCAGTTTAGCTGCTGTATTTGATAGAAATATCCCGCTCCCGCTCTGCACGGTTAAATATGACGCAAAAGTCCCCGTGCTTCCACCAATAAACGCATCATCCGTCTTCAAGGTATTCGCAGCAGATCGATACAAATTGACCGTATCGGAGGCTCCAATAACCACTTGCCCCGCGTCAGTCGTTATTTGCACATCTCCAGCCGAAGCTTTGACATCTCCGGTCCCGTTCGGAGTCAGCGTAATATCTCCCCCTGAGTTGGTTGCCGATATTGTATTCCCATCAACCTGGACATTATCCACATTTGCCTGGGTCAGAGTCCCAACTCCAGCCGCGCTGATCCGCTCCGTTGAACCGGTTAAAAAGGAATTTGCAGAAAAAATATTATCCGTTTTAAGTTTTGGCGTTTCTTCCTCAGTCGAGTAGAGGTTTACAGGATCATAACCGGAAGCTGTTAAAATCATTTTATTTGTTGCAACATCCCACTCCATCGTTGCAGAATCCGCCTCACCGCCGAATATTGCCGATCCCGTACAGGTTATATAATTTCCCAAAATATCATCTACTGAAATGTCTAAAAAATCTGAAAAACCATCATCAAGCGAATTATAATTTTCCGTTGACAAAAATGAAGTTGCGTTCGTTGTACAATGTCGGAGTTCCAAAATATCACAATTTGTTATGTCCAGGGCATAACTCGCGCCGCTTAATCTGGAAAATCTGAAATAACAATCGCCCGTAGTGTTTACTTGCGCTCCGCTTCCAGAACCGGAAACAATTGTCTTACTATGCTCAAAATATAAATTAGCAGAATTGTCCACCCAAATGGCATGGCTCGCAGCCGATCCCAGCGCATATTGTTCTACCTCAACACCATAACAATAAGTTGTTGAAGTCCCCAATATGTCAAATATATCACGCCCACCATTCCCCCGAATCCTGCAATTTCTAATCCAGCAAATCCCGCTTGATGTTATTACTGCGGGTGTTGCGTAAGTTCCATCATCACTTCCAATATTCTGTATTGTTAGATTTTCCAATGTTATACCGGACACTGTACAGTTTACAACACCACTCGTATAAGTTACAGTTCCGGTTACAACATTATCCTGTTGGATAATACAATTATCACGATCAATTCCAACAAGAGCAATTGCTTTATTAATATTTAAATTTGTAACAGTATATGTCCCCGGATAAATCAACACGACATCCCCACTCACCGCCGCCGCAACGCCCTCCGCAATCGTGTTGTAATTCCCGCCACTTTTTGCCACGATAATAGTATTCCCCGGAGGAGCTATCCCTAAATCTGCAAGCCCACGACATACCCAAGATACCCCCGTCCCAGTATAAACAAGCATCTCACTTGTTACGGCATCATCATAATTTACATTAATCCTCTGATCAATATCAGTTTCCTGGAAAGTAGAAAAAGTCCCATCTCCGTTTGTATCCAGTTTCAAACTGGAAGCCTTGACCGGACTCACCTGAGCAAACCCGGGCGCAATCAGCCCCAAAATCAAGACTAGTAAAAATAACCTTTTCATGATTTGCCTCCTTAAACAGGTTTGAAAAATATAGTCACGTTTATATTTGCGTGACCGCCAGCAAGATGGATATGTAAATAAAGATTTTCCGTGGCTGTGGCAACAACAAAAGAGCCAGTTGCGGAATTATTTCTGTCTGTATCCGCTCCAGTATTTGTCAGGGAAACGTCAATTGTATTCCCCGATCCGTAAACAGCGTCCCCCACCCTGACAGTAGTCGAACCAGATAAACCAGTCCAGATAGACGCATTGACAGAAATTCCCAGGACAGTGACGGAAACCCCAAATAAAGACATCGGTAATTTGAAATAATAACTTCCAGCCCCCGTTGGGGCTGGTTCACCTGCTATAAAAACAGAAATGGTTTTGATTTCATTTGGAAGAGGAACTTTTTGAGGATCTCCGTCACTGTCCAACGCAACTAACCGAGTTACATCAACTCGTTCTGCTTCGGGAATATTCGCGCCGTCAATTTCGGCTTCAAAATACAAGTCGCCGGATTCTGTAAAAACCAAACCGCCGTTTACGACCGCTGTTAAAAAACGATTCGACATCATTCACCCCCTGGGGGAATTACGCAGGCTGTGTTAAAGTGGGCAATGGTGACATTTCAACTTTTTCACCAGCTGCAACAACCAGAGAAGTCACTTCCAGATCACCGCCCCCGCCAACAACTGTCACGGTCAACGTTGCAACGACCGAATCATCCGCTTTACGAAGGACGGCTTTTCCGATCGTTCCCCCCGCTGCGCTGGTATCTGCCCCCATTGCTGCGGCTGTAATAGTTCCGGTTGATGGAGCCCCGAACGCCGTTGCTCCAAACGTACATGTTGCAACCTCATTTCCAGCAGCTGTTTGGAATTGTATATCTCCACCATTACACAGGGTTCCGACTGCTGCAACAGCTGCATTCCTGGCAATCGTTTCGAGAGTCATATTTTTGCTCCTTAATTGTAATCAATAAAAATCAGATCCCCAACTAGAATGTCTTCATCTACATCTACAGATAGGATCATTTCTCCGTCCTGATCGAATAAAACCGGATCACAATTTAAATCGCTTGTCTCTCCAACGATTTCAGAAAAACCGCCCGCCCCGTCTGTTTGTAAAACAGGACGGGCGATTTGAAGTGTTTTGACATGGCGTTCCTCAAGTACAGGTGAGCCTAATAGATCGAAAATTTCTTTTGCTCGGGAAACCATTTAGTAACTCCACAAAACCCCAATCATTCCATTGGGGGTCCTTCCGGCAGCCCAATCAACAGACGTTGAAACCTGAACGCCAACAAGCCCCGCATCAATCGGATACTCGGTATTTGCGTTCATCGTGGCAACGCTTTGAATTCCCGAATTTAACACCGCCTGGAATCCGCTTGGAGAACCATCAAACGTTATATCTACTGTCATATTTCCCGCTGAAATAGTGTCATCGATGTAAACGGTTAATCCGATCAATGATCCACCGAGGGGGGTTTTATGATATTTCAATATCCCACCTACATTCGCTGAAGGATCAATCCCCCACGCTTCTAGAGATTGGCTTGATGCAATATCCAGATCATAGTAATTAAATTCCTCAATCCGTATTTCATCATGTCCGTTAATTTTGGGCGTAACAATTCCCCCAGTAATCAACTGGAGAGAATCGCTTGTAGTTACGGTCAAATTTCCAGAATTTAATTTCTTGATCTCAACATATTCCCCGGACCCATCCAGGAAAATCAGCGAAGGCGAATCGGTTCCACCAGGAGTCCTGAAAACGACCTCTTTGAAAAATTCGCAATATCGATCCATAGGAACCCGAGCAACATTCGGGGAATATGCAAATGCGATAATGACAATCCCCAGGAACGCCAGTAAAAGCCAAGTCGATTTTCTTTTCATAATTTGTCTCCTTAAACGACTTCTTTGATGATATATCCCAGGGATAAATCCATATATTTCACATCAGTGAACATAATGGACCGAGTCACCTCGCCATTTGTCTGCGGGGATTGATAAACTTCAACCTGCCCTCCGATGTCTCCACCGGCTTCATCCCAGTGAAGCGTTCGAGCGAGGCAGGGTGTTGTTGCTCGTTCATCGCCTTCGGGAGGAATGCGGCAAAGAAGAACTTTCGTCTTGTCCCAAATGTCAGCCAGGACGGCGGTTTTGTTTCTGGACTTTGTATTGTACATCCCATCCGCGATATAGAAGTAATCCACATCGAAAACCCGCGCGAGAACGTCCGCAGAAATATCCGCTGATTTGATGGACTGACCCGCGCCATAACTGTGAATGCGATCCAAAACTTTTGAATTTTCCTGGAGAAGCAGAAAATTCTCATAAGGAACGCACATACAGTTAGGGACTACACCACGCTGATTCCTGATTGCTTTTTTCCCGGTGTTAATATCCGAAATTGGATTTGATCCTGTGGTATCAGTCCATTTCACACCTGCGTTGGCGTTGGCGATTTGCGCAATATCCATGAGCTTCGTGGCGATTGTGATTTCCAACTTCCGCAGGACAATGTCCCTAGAGACTTCGGACGATTCCAAAAGGGCGTCAAAGAAATCAACAAACGCAGCCGCGGCAGAACGATCAACGGGAACCTCGATGCCATCCTCCTGGCAATCGAAAGAACCGTCTTCAAAGCTCCAGGTCACACGGTTATATTCTCCCCGATCGTTCCGCTTCGTGTCGGGATTCATCAACCTGGATTCAATCGGGATTATCCCAAGAGTGCCGCTTTTTTTCCCCATAGGGCGGGGGCGTGCAATTTTTAAACCCACAAAACCAGTTCGGGAAAGAGCAAGATCAATCTCAGACATTGATCCGCCAATTTCCGGTCTATAGGTTTTTAGAGTCGTAATAGGGTACATATTTTTTACTCCTTAAGTTTATCACCGGATTTTTGCCTTTTCCCGATTCGTGTTTTAATTCATCATCACTTCAAACAAATCGCCGTCTGAAGCCGCTTCCATTGCTTGCCCGATTTCGTGAGCCCCTTCGCCTTGCGAAGCAGAAACTTTTCCATCAGCGCCGGAATAAACCACAGCCTGATCCGTGATTGAACCGGATGCGATCATCAACCTGGTTCCGGAAGTGTTGCGGAAAAGAACAGTTCCATACACGCTGGCTTCAATCCGCTGAACAGCCGTACCGATTTCCTTATCGGCTAAGCCCGCAAGCGCAAGGACTCCAGCTGTTTTTACAACACGAAGTCCTTCATCAATGGCAGTGAGTCCATTGAGAAAGGATCTCGTTCGTTCATTCGTTTGGCACGTCATTTATTTTCTCCTTTCATCTGGGATTAATCTTCTTTCCATCGAGGATTGTACTTTCGATTGTACGCATCGATGTACGCTTTGTAAAGCTCGGGATCCCGCTTGATAAGAATCTTGTGGGCTTGAGAAGCAGATTTCCCCGCTTTGACAAGCTCCTCGTGTTTCTGATTGTAGGCATCAATCGGATCGCCGAAAGAAGAATCTTCTTCCCCGGCAACTTTCCCGGAGAGATTGACAGGAACCACACCCGTAACTTTCTTTTTGGAAAGTTCGTCGTCCTTCTGTTTGATGACTTTTTCTTGCGTTTGGGAAATCGCTCTCAATTCCTCAATGTACGCAGATTGAGCGGCTTCGATGGTTGCTCCGGATTTGAATTGCTTCAGGATAAAATCAGGAGACGCCCCCGAACAAGCAGCCTCAATCTGTTCAATGGTAGCTTTTTCAGCCATAACTTTTGCAACCCCCTTTCCAACAGGTTTATTTGATATGGAAATATTTTCCACATATTTTATAAATTCAGAAAAAGATGAAATCCCATCTATCAATTTTAAAGCCAGAGCCGCCTCAGCTAAAAAAACCCGTCCGTCTGAAACCTGATCCACCGCAAGCCCGGGGCGACCTGTTGAAACAGCTTCGAGAAAATACTTTTGCATATCGTTGACTATGCCTTGATAATCCGAAATTTGATTTTCGGTTATTGGGACCCCAGGAGAACCCGCCCCCTTAAATTCCCCAGTTGTAATCAAATGGACTTTAATCCCGTCTTGAGCCGCTGCCACTGACGAGTCTGTCAGAACGGAAAACACCCCGATGGATCCGACTAAAGCGGTTTTGTTTGCAAAAATTTCTTGAGCCTGAGACGCTATCCAATAAGCCGCAGACGCCCCCATATCATCTATATAGGCGTAAACGGGTTTCTTTTCTCTTGCCCGTTTGATTTCGTCTGCGAGTTCCTGGGTTCCGGAAACCGTTCCCCCTGGAGAATCAATATTCAAAATGATTGCTGAAATTTCATCATCTTTTGCAAACGCACGGATTCTTTGACGAACCAAAACCGTTGAAGTGGAATCAGAGAGAGAGGAAAAATATTTCATCATCAATCCTGATATGTTTATGATTCCCAACTTGTTTTCGTTGGGAGTTTCCCAAACAAATGAAAGATCGTCTTCCATCGCTGAAAATGCCACAGGATTCTGAATGTGAGAAACCAAATCCATATCTTTCAGGGAAAGAAACATTGAAGAAAATATTTGAGAATGAATAGACCACACACCAAAATAATCATTGATCCTGGGAATATTATTTTTCGGAATCTGTATTTCCATTTGAGGATCCATTTGTATTTCCTTCTTGCTTGAATTTCCCTGTAGCAATTTCACGCCAAGAAACAATTTCCCCGGGGAACTCGACTTCAATTCCCTTTTTCGCTTCAATCGCTTTTCTAATTATAAACGAATTATCTCTGATCGTCTCTTCAATCATATCAGAAAAATCAATCCCGCGCTCCGCTGCAATCCTGCTGGGGGATTCCAAGTTGTTATATTTTTTCACAACATCCGCCTGAGCGTCTTTCATTGGTTCGATATATCCCCAGCGGGGGGGCGTAATCGCATGATTGTAAATATTGATACCTGATTTTCTCGAGGCATTATATAGCGCAGGATCCTTTGAAATAAAACGGGAAACCTGCCAGATATAAACCGGTTTCACCCATTTGGAAATTACGCATCTTTGATTAGATTTCCATCCCTGCTTTGCCTGATCAAGCGCACCCCGATAACCTGAAAAATTCGTTTCGGATGCGTCCATGATAGCAATGACAAGGGGAAGCCCCAGATTGATTCCGATGATTGTTAAGAGCAATCTACAATGAGGGAAATACTCCGGGTTAGGAATGTTCGGGGAATAACCCTTCAACGTCTCGCCTGGAGCTCCGATTATTTCCGTCCCCGGCTGAATATTTTTTATGGTTCTTGTCCCGCCGTATGGATACGGAACATCTTCCGTGTAAGTTGAAATTCGTGATTTATTGAACGACTTGTTCAAAAAATTTGCTTCTCGTTCCCGAAATGTAATAAATGCTGAAGAGACGTTCGCCTTGACCAATGTTGAAAAAGTCAGATCGTCAAACATTCCAGCAATATCGAATATCGCATGAAAAGCGGAAATCCCCCTGGTTTGGGAAACCCTGTCAGGATTATACAAATGGAATAAAATTCTGTTTCCTTCATTATCCCGAACTTTATAGGGTTGAATGTCTTTCACAAGTCCAACTGTCGCCCAAAGAGAAACTTCACTTTTTGTAATCCAGTACTCTTGTCTTTTTCTACGATCATCCATCAGGACCCCGTGAATTACATTTCTCTTTGTTCCTGTGGGCGTTCTTAAACGATGCCCTTCAACTACTTGCAGAGATCCTTCCGACATGGGGAGTCCGATAATATCACCGTCAACGATTTGATGTCTGAAAGCCTTTGCTGTCAAAGAATCGAAATTTTCCTCCCCAGCATCATCACATTGAGAAGGATCATTTTTCCAATCCTTCCACATTTGAGAAAGCATTTTATCAATTTCAATATCTCCGGTTCTGGGGTCAATTTGGAATCCATCCTCAATTGTATTATCGACAACCCGTTTAACCATTTGAGAAATTACGGGGTCATCCCGATCTAAAGCCCGGGCGTATTCCATCATGTAGCAATAATCTCGTTCGCTGTAGTGAGTATCAGCATTTTGACCAACATAGGGAAGGTTTCTATTTCGCCGGAAACGTGAAGGGATTGCAGCAGCATAGGCAGCTCGTAGGTCTTGGAAGGATTGCATGACAGATTTTATGGAGTTATCCGGATACATTAAGTCCTAAAATTCCTTAAGTCACAAAGTGTTTCACCATATCCCCCGGTATCAATTTCAGAAGCCGAAGCCAGAAATGATTCTGCTTCTTTCAATTGATTTTCGATTCTCACGGGATCCATTCCGGTTGACTCGACTCCTGCATTGTTGCTGTGAGAAACCTCCCTGGGTAAAAGAATAAGCAGTTTTCGGCAGGCAACAATAAACGTCTTCGCCTTCGTGGTTGACTCATCGGTTGAGTAATCAGCATTTTCAAGGTACTCGGTAATTGCGGTTTCTAAATTCGTCGCCATAAAAAACCCTTAAAAAATCCCTCCCCGGTTTGGGGAATCGTGCCGGTCTTCACGATTCCTTCGACCGGGGAGGATATCGGGAGGCAAGCTTTACGAATTAACGTAATAGCAAACCCCAGAATTTAGAAATCAATAATATTTTGCGTTCTATGCAAAAAACTTCCTGAGTCTCAGGAATCCAGCTGTTCCAGAAACCAACGGAAAACCCTGTTATGGGTGGTTATTTTCTCGCCACAACGAAGAGACACATCATTTTTACGAAGAGCATTAAACACTCTTTTCAACGTTTTCGCCTGATCAATACTCAACCGGGTAATCTCCACATTCCTGATAAGCACTTCATCCGGAGATAAATCCATCATAGGGACTTCCACTTTTTTTACTACTACAGCCATAACGAACCTCCTTTATTATCTATCTAAAATTGAAAACGATCTTCCATCGGGAGTCAACATTCCAGAAGAATTATCTTGCTCATAATCTTTTTGAATTCTGGGTTCAGGCGACTGTTGGAGCAAAGCAATCGGTAAAAAATTTGCCCCGCAATAATCACCTGCGGCGAACGCTTGATAAGTACAATCGAAAAAATGATTTTCCTTGCTTGTGCAAATCCACCTTTCAACCTGCCCCTTATCTAAAATAAATTCTGAGACCTTTTTTTCAGAAACATAATGCTTTGAAATTGTTACATGTTCGAATCTGTCAAGGGAATCAAACAACGTCAGAGTCGAATTATATCCGTCCATTGGTACAGCCAACGCTTGATGGACTTTTGTTTTCCAGAAATCGGAGTCAATTTCAACCAGGTAAATCCCATCTTCAGGAATCCACTCAATATGATACATGGTTCCAGAAGAAATCAGGTTCTGATTTTTTTCTTTAGGTGAATAATATTTCCCTGAGAATCTGGAACCAAATCCTTTTGACGGCTTATATCTGTCAAATCCGCTCTCTTTGCAAAACTCATAAACCCCTAACCGGGCTTCTGTGTATCCAGAATCAATCCATACCTGTTGAGGAACGATCCTTTCTCCTGATCCTTGCCGAGGATACCCCGTTTCTAACCTGTCTCGAAAATCCCTCAACGCTATTAGGGTTGCTTCGTCAACTTCCATATAATCCCCGGCAACCTCGAATTTACCGTAGTCGATTACAGTTTTCCTTTTATCTGATTTTGAAAAAGCAATTATTACATAATGCGCTAAACGTTTTCTTGTATCACACCCAGCGACTACCCATTCAGCCCAAGCGGGAACTTCACCTCTGGGGTTAATATTTCTCCTGGCGTTTATCGCTTTGTAATTAAGGTTAATTGTGTCAATTGATGGAGGCTCGTAAGGGATTGTCCAATAGTATTGACAGAGTTCTTTTTCCATCAATTCCTTTTTTGCATCGTTTTCTTCTCGTTTGCACTTCCACTCTTTTATCCCTATATCGCCCGGAAGCCAAAACAAATTGTTAAAAGCATTCCAGCGAAAGGAAAATGTGATTGTCTCTTCAGGGTTATTTTGATGAATCGGTTTACTAGTTCGATTCATTTTTTCCCGGTCTTCATTGGTCAATCCGTGTCCACATGCCGAACAACAGAAAAAAGATTTCTCCAGGGCTTCCCTCTCAGACTTGGCTTCCTGCCACCCCTGGAGATGTTCCCGCTCGGGAGTTACCAGGGTTTGGCAATACGGACACGGACACCCGATCCGGGTGTTGGTCCCGCCAATCAACTCCCGATATATCCTCCCTGTTTTGGTTGTAATGTTGCATTCCATGTATTCCCTGCGTTGTAGAGTCTTGTAATGCAATAGTCTCCCTTCCATCTGAGAGACTTTGTCAGTCTCGCTTGACATCTCTCCGCTTTTATCGTAATCGTCAACCTCGGTCAAACAAAGCACCCGGGAGCGGATATGCGCCCGCTGTTTGTCTCTGCCTCCGGCGCCTAAAAATTTGAAATATTGCCCGTTTTTAAATTTAATAGATTTGAAATTTCCGGCTCGACTTCCCGCTCCCTTTTGAGGAATCTGATTCCAATACCTGGTTCTTTGCAGGATGGGTTCAAAATCTAATGTCCATTTTTCTTTCCCCATTTCGATTGTTGGAAGTCCATCCAGAACATTTTCATCAAACTCGAACAAATGATAGATAGTGGGGATAATATGGCAGGACGTTGATTTCCCTGACTGCACACAACCGCAGGCAACATGTCGGGAGAATTTACCAGAATCTATGGCGTCAAACCAATGCCTGATAAACGGTTGATAAGAAATTCTGTATGGTTGATCTTCAAACTCTCCGGATGGAATAATGATTTCTTGCTCCGCAAATTCCGCCATTGATCGAATCGCCCGAGGCTTGCATCGATCACAGAACCACCGGAGAAGAGTTTTTAAATTATTTAATTTTCTTTTCGATTTCCCCGATTGCATTTATTATAGCACCCTGTATTTTTACGCCATGAGATTTCGCAACCCCGTCAATGGCTTTCCTAAGTCGCATAGCAAACTCCGAAAGCATCCCCCTGACTTCATCGATATTGACAAGATTCCCCTCTCGTTTCTCTCGCTCCATCCGGGCAAGCTTCGCCTTCTCCCATTTCAACTGCCGTTCCGCTTCATGAATATCAGAGTTGGAAGGAAGATTGTTTTTGTGTTTCTCTTCTCTCCATTGAAGAACGCTCTTTAGATCATAGGTTTTATCTGGATTCCTGGACAACTTGTCGCGCTTGTACCACTGAGAAACCGCCATGGGGGAAATCCCGAACAACTCCGCAAGAGTTTCTCCCTTAACCTTTTGCGGATTGATATATCCAGATTGCTTTACGATTTCATCAAACCAAGGCGCATCTCCTTTCACTGCCGCCTTGACTAATTTCAGAGTTTCGTTTTTTAACTCTTCAGATACTTTTTTCATAGCAGCTTCGGAGTTCCTCCCGTCACGTCAACCCATCGCTGGATTGACACGGCGCAATACGCCGGGAAGATTTCAACGGCTCGACATTTGCGGTTTAGGTTTTCGCAGGCGATAAGAGTTGTGCCGGAGCCGAGGAAAGGATCGATTATAATGTCGCCTTGTTTTGTACATGCATTAATATAAGCTTCCGGAAGAACTATAGGAAACATAGCGGGATGTCCAATATCTGTTCCGATATACGGCATGGATCTAAAAATAGTTCCGAGTGGTCTATGCGTTCTGACCTCTTTGGGGGATACCTTTTTAAGGGTTCCGTCTTTTTGTCTATTTGTTATACTCATTCTCATTCCGGGGGTTTTATTTTCAACCCGAAGATGAATATCCATTCGTGCTCAATCGGAAACATTGCCGTATTTTGTGCCATTGACCATGGCTGCTGTCTATCCCAAATATTCCAAGAAAGCAAATTCAACCCACACGCCACCGCCTTTTCAATATAAGCATTCCAGTATAAAACCACCTCGTTGTCTTTGCGAATAATGCCTAAGTTTATTGCTTGTAAGTCTGTATAGCCTTTGAATACCACAATAAATCTAGTGATTTCCCCCAAGTCTAAATCATTCCCCCCATAGTCCCTTGCGGCTAAATATGGTGGACTTGTGAACAATAGGGATGACCTTTCCCGCATCAAAAGCCTTTCAGCGTTTTCCGGCTTCGTGGAATCCCCGCACAATAACCGATGATCTCCCAGTTCCCACAACTGCCCAGTCTCGACGCCCCATTCTATGCGTAACTCTTCAGCCTTATCAATCTGCGGTTCGGCATCACTGTTTGGTAATTCATCCTTTTCTTGATCAAAGTATGGCTTCATCCTTTTAAGCCATTCCTCCGTCACGCCGGGCGTTTCATCGTCTCCGATCTCGGAAAGAAGGCTGTTCAACTTCTTGTAATCAGGAACCGCATGAGTGGGGAGAACGTTATCGGCAATTATGATTTCCATCTGTTCTTTCTCAGAAAGATTATCCAGAACCTGAGCATCGATTTCTTTCATCTCCAAACGCTTAGCCGCTTCAATCAGTCCATGCCCGGCAAGAATTTTACCTTTGCAGACAATTACATTTTTGAACTGCTTGAACTTCTTCAGCGACTTGCAAAGTTCCTCAATCTGTTCTTCGCTATGAGTATTGTAATTCTTGGGATGGGGTTTCAAATCCGCAATTTTGCATCTTGTAAGCTTCAACTTTTATTCTCCTTTTATTCCATCATGCTACCGCAAAGCGCCTCCGCAACCCCCACAGCCACGGCATTCCCTATCTGCCTCACCTGATCGCTTTTCGTCCCTGCAAAAGCATAATCCTCAAACCCCATAGCCGCAGCCAGTTCATGAGGCTGCAACATTCGGAATAGGATGTCCATTTTTCCTGGCTCTACCAGGGCGAACCGGTCCTTGCTCGTTATTGTCCCGACAGGCTCCTCTACCGATTCCGCCCCTCCACCCGTACTGTAGTATTTCGTTCCCTCCCCACAATTTGATCATATTCGTTAATTATCTCAACAACCATTTTGCAATTTCTATCGCAGTTTTTACAGATGCGATCCCCATAAAGTTCAGGACATTTTTTTATTTTTGCTCTTGCTGTTCCCAAGCTCATCCAACCAGACCACATCTTGAGATAGCAGTTTTTCCACACTAACCGCACACGGTTCGTGTTTCTCCTTTTCATCCCTTCACCCCCTGATTTTTTAAAATACGAACATGCTCAATAGGATGTTCTGAAAGAAGCCCGTCACCCTCTTCAATTATCGCAACAGGATACCGGCAATTCTCACCTTCATCCATTTGAAATATACCATAAAAAATCCCCTGTTCCCAAACATTGGATTTTACACAAAAAAATAAAGCCTTTTTTTCCATTGGAATCCCCCCTTTTAAACTAAACACCTTTTTTTTTCTTCATCTGTATAAAAATGGGGCAATAAACAAAGTTTAACCTTCGTTATTTTAGCCAGAAAGAACCTACCCAGTTTGTGGGGAATGATGGGCTTGCGATTCATTTCCATTTTTATAATTCTCCTTCATCCATAGCATCTTCAATGGCTTCTTCTGGAGATGCTTTGTAATTGTTTTTTTCGATGTGAAATTCGTAATAATCCTTTCCCTGTGCGAAATATGCAAAGGGTATGAAATTGAAAGGCTTTGTGATTGTATAAAAACCCTGTGGGTTGCAAATCAATGATGCGCCCTTGTTTTGCTTCAACCAGTTGAAAAGATTTTTGTGTCTGCAAAATCTTTCATGCAGATAAAACCCCAGAATCAAACCGATACAAAAAGTAGCAATCATGATTGACTCCTTTCTTTTACCAGATATGCCCGCATGATCGACTTGGTTTTCATTCATTCCTAACTCTCATTATTTGTTTCTTAGTCGGAATTCCCACCCAACTGAATAACGCTTGCTGATGTCCGCAACCCTCGCAGTATAAATAAACCGTAAACTCAGAGGGAGATGGAAAATTAATTTCATTCCGAGTTGTTTTAATCTCGAAGTCATTTAAAAATAAATCTCTTTTACAGTTAGGACATCTCATTTGGGATTATTCCTCCTGTATCTTTTAATCAACTCTCTGGATGTGACAACCGTTGCCCCCGCTTTTATTGCTTCATCTATTTTCACACCGAACAAATTGAAATGAATAATATTTTCCCATTGAAGCCAAGAATATTCAAGTCCGATCTTCATGGAAAACTTGAATAACTCCTTTTCGTTTTGCCCATTAATTACGCAAGCATCAGAAATCAAATGAACATTATCTGTAAGAATCATTTTACAAACCACCCTTCTGAGCCAGAGTTTTGATTTTTATCAGAGACCTGATTCCCCATCTGGAGATAATTGCTTGATTCACTTTTTTCCAATCAGTTGCACAGGACGATATGAAAGCTAAACGATACGTTTTGGCAACGGATTCAATGGTTGAATCTTTGTTTGATATTTCATCCAGAAGAACGTTCGTTGTGTTTTCCAGTTCAAACATTTTATTTCTCCTTTTTCATACAGCATTTCTTGAATCGTTCCCCAGACCCACAGGGACATTGACTGTTTCTGGTTATCCAGGAGCCCCTCGCTTTGAGGAGCTCCTGGATATGGGCTGGAACGAATTTTGGATTGATCGGATAAATTACCTGGCTCATTTTACAACCTCCACAAGACCCCGTTCAATCGCCCAGGCATCCAATTTCACTTGTAATTCAACAGGCTCAGGCAAGACGGGAAGCCGATTAGATTTGATTCTTTTTCGTGCGCCATTTTCTTTGAGCCAGCCAACGATATATGTATCATCTCCCAACCCTGCCAGAACTCCGATTTCCTTTTCTCCATCATTCGGGGTGTTGTAGAGATAAGTTTTTTCGTAGAAGGGGGATGATTCTTTTTTTGTATCCATAATTTCACAAAGTGTTTTAACCTCACCGACTCCCTTTATCAATGTATCCACCAAATCCCCCTGGGAGTCATCAACGAATTGTTCCGTCGAAGCTTTTTGAATTACGGAAAAGGAAATGTTTGTCTGAGTATTCCACCCGTTCCCTTGGGGTTCAAGAACTGATTTCATGGAAATGGGAAACTTGAACTTTCCGCCTTCCTCGGATGTAATCTGGAGAGCCTTTGAGAGTGCCTCAAAGATTTCCTCCTGGCGTTCAACCAGTAAACCTCTGATACTCTCATGGATTGCATCCAGAATTTTCATGCGTTTCGCAATGTCCATAGCCTTGCCTCCTGAAATAAATTTGATGGGGGAGAGGATGGGAACTCTCCCCCTGACAGGTACAGGTAAAGGGATCTAAAATCCCCCCCTGGATCCTGCTTTATCGGATTTATTGACTTGAAAAGAGTTTGCATCTTTTCACCCATCAAATAAAACAACACATACAGGGAAAAAAACAATTTTACGATTTCTCCTTTCTGTGTAGTATTTTTTAATTTTTTCTGAAGGGGGCTTGCAGGGATAATCCCTTCCTATAAAAGGGGATTTATCCCTATATATATCCCCCTTTAGAGGGGATATATACAGTGCAAAATAAATTTTTGCCCTTAGTGCAAAATAAAAAGGTATTTTTGCCCTTAGTGCAAAAATAAAAAATTTATTTTGCACTCGCTCAATTATTTTTGCACTATAGTGACAAGATATTAATTTTGCACTAGTGCAAAAATCTAAATCTGCGTTTGTTCGCCTATGTAGTATTTTCCAGTCCATAATTTTATACTTTTGTTATAAATTATTGTGTTTGTTTTCATCAGACAACTGCGGATTCCATCCGCTTTATTGATGTCAATTTCCTCTTTAGTTTGGAGGAAAATATTCTCCTGGATGAACTGCAATAGCTCACTTTGTGCATGATCCCGGCTGTGTGATTTGGGAGGCATATATTCAAAGCCCATATCAGCGTATTTTTGAGGGCGTCCCCGGGTTTCTTTAGGTTCTCCTGGGTTATCCGTTTCCTCCCAGTATATCCCACTTTCGGAATGCTTTAAAAACGTTTGTTTCTTTGCCCCAGAACGCCCCTCCCGCTTGGAATGCTCGAATGTATAGACTCCGTCTCCGGAGGCATCCTGGGTAATTGTAGATACCGCCCTTGCCCAGTTTGTAAGCTCGCTCGATCCAATTCCCAGGTATGCCAGCTCATGCCCCTGGAGTTGCTTTTCCAAATTCTTGGGTGGTTTGCCTGTGTGATGCAGTACAATCAATCCGATATTATACTTGTGTATAATGGGATTAATTTGATTACGCAGGAATGAGGAACAAACCTCCTGCCGGGAAATATCACCTCCGATATATGCCATAAGTGGATCGATCCAGATAATATCTGGACTGTATTTTTTACAAACATGCTCCAGGAAGGGGGCGAACCGGGGTCCGGCTTGAGAGTCCTCGGATAGTATCAAAAGATTTTTATTCAGGTCTTCTTTTTCCTGGGGGGACAACTCCATTTTTGCAACTATCGACTGGAAAGGTTCAACGAGATCGAGAAAATTGTTCTCTGCCTGGATAATGATCTGTTTCAGTTTTTTTGCAGGAACGATACCGAAAAAATCACGTCCAACAGCGAAGCAGCAAGCGCCCTGAATACATGCAACGCTTTTACCAATCCCGGAGAGGGCGACAATCAACCAGGATCCTTGTTTACACAAAAAACGATTTCCCAGGATAGAGTCTGATTGATCATCGACATTTACGTTTTCCATCCGGGAAGGGGAGATAATGTCATATTCATAAAGTTCCCCCCGGATTTCCTTCTCCCAGGATTCCCAGGACGGAAGCCCATCATTGAGGGAAATCAGGTACTGTTTTTTACCATTTCGGGTAACTCCGGGGATGCGTGAGAGCCTGCTTGGATTTTTGCATTGCATATCAATTTTAAATCCGTATTTTTCCAGGACGGAAAACAGGAATTGTACTCGCTCCTTATACAGATTGATAGATGTTCCCGCCTGAATTTTTACGATTGCATGAACTGATTTTCCCCCGGAATGAACAACAGCAGCGCAAGGCAAATTTAATGTTCGGATCATGGAGAGCTGTTCATCAATGGGGAGCTCGTCGGACTCAACCAGGACATGCCTGTAATCCGTTACGTCTGCATTCCGGCATCCTTCCCCGGACATGGGATTAATCCTGATCCATGCCCCAGCCTGTGGATTCCAATCCCCCAAGGCAAAGGAGATGTCTTTCCGGTTTGCATCGATCTCATTTACGAGTTGCCCGCAGTTTTTGTTTACGCCCCTTCCTCGAGGGGAAAAACGCCCTTCCGCCTCGTGGGAGTCGATCACATAATTGACAGTTTCATCATCGTGAAAAAGGGTTTTGAGATATTTTATCAAATCGTCTGTCTGCCAGTTCTCCGAAGCCCCGGGGATGATCTGTGTTTTGGGTCCGATCTCCGAATCCCAGTCGAGGGAATATCCGTCCTGCTTTTCTTTGTAATCGATGTTTTGTCCGTCTTCTCGTACCCACTGAATAAGAGATCCAAGGGATAGTTCACCGAGGGAACTTCCGTTGAACGACTGCCATTTGTTTTCACAATCGCCCGGCTTGTATTTCTGGGAGGATCTAGACCAGGAATCCCAGGACGAACAGGGGAGCCCGACTTGTTTCAGGATCATCCCCACTTTCACCCAGGAATCATATTCATCTATTCTCCTGGGAGAAAGTTTTTTGAGACATTGTAAAGCTATTTCATAATCATTCATTTACAAAACTCCCTCGGACACCCGTGGATTTCACGAGTTCCGCAAATCCAATATTTTAGGGGAACAGTTCGACTTCGATATCCTTGTCCCTGCGTAAAAACGCCGGGGTCAGGGCGCGCCCAATAGCATTTCCGGTTGGGACATTCTTTTTCGGAAACATCGACTTTCTGTTTTATTTTCCGATCATGGATTATCATTTGCCTTTTTCCTCCATCCGTTCCGGTTTATTCTTCTCGATCCATTCCTTGACATTGATTGTTTTGCGTTCTACTTCTTCGCACATCCAAGGTTCGTAAAACGAGATGATCTTTTTCACAAATTCCGCTTCAGCTTGTTTCATCTCCTCAGTCGGTTTTCTTCCCTCGGTGTTATCCGGGTTTCCATATTCTTCGTCAAGCCGCTCAAGAATGTTTTCAAGGATATCATCCAATAAATACGGATTGACTTCCATCGGCGCATAACCGATAATTTCAATTTTACCATCAGCGAGAGCTTTGAAATATTCGACATATTCACCCACTGCTTCATCTATTGATTCACACGTCAGTGGGTTATCGTTCATGCGTTCTGCCTGCCAGAATTTAATTTCTCGTTCGCTCATGATTCTTCCTCCATCGATTCAATTTTCTTCTGGATAAACAATTAAGTGTGTTCCATTTTATTCCACCCTCTCATTCCGACTCTATAATATTTAACAAGCTTACGATACTCATGTCCGCCTTTGTTATTTGCCCCCCCTGGAGAATTGATTTTGATTCCAGATTTTACCAAAATTCTTTTTACCCATGTATATGATTTTTCAAATTCAAGGGCTGTTTTTTTTAGAGATTGAGATTTTTTATACGATTCGATTACCTTTTCAGGATTGATTTTTTGGGGAACGATAGACAATTCTTCATCTTGTGTTTCAATTTCCAAAAATACATTATTGGAAATTGAATTTTCGCCCCATGGAAAACACACTATGTTTTTTTCTTTTTCTCCCTGAAATTCAGGATCGTTGAATAATTTTTCTTTTTGATCTCTACTCATTCTTACTTTATCAGGGATAACACCCGTTAAATAAATGAATGCTTTTGTTTTCATTACAAATTCTTTATAAATATTCATTCAGGAACCCTCCATCCGTTTTGAGCGATTTTATCTATATTCTCCGATGCCTGGTTAAATGATAAACCTGTTCCGTCTATCCCATATCGTTTCAAACATTTGATTTGCTTTGGAGAAGCCATATTCAGCTTACTCCGAGAAATACAGCGATCAATCAATTTCGATGCAAAACCTTTGTTTGGGATTTCATCGGAATTAAATCCCCACTTAACTAAAAGGTTTATTTGATTGTCTGAGGGGGGATGGGCTTCCCATTTGAAAAGCGGTTCATAGGTCTGGAGATCCTCCGCATGGATGGATAGCGCAAATTCCAGGGGATTAACAAATTTCCGTTGCTTGTATTCGTGTCTTTTCAGTTCTTCAGCGAGAGATCTTTCACGTTCTTCAGCCAGGGAAGATTTTGCTTGGATTTCCAACTGGATCAAATCCGGTTTATACCCCCCCACATTTTGAATCTCTGTCATGCGTTTTGAAACTTCCTCATTCTCTGCGATTAAGGAAGCTGGATGACAAAGGTCATGCGTTGCGGTTTGCCAGAGGAAATCCAGAATCAAAAGATTCTGTTTTCCGGGAAAAGGGCGGGTCCCACGACCAACAACTTGAGCAAAAAACGATCTGATTTTAGTAGGACGAAGGCAGACGATACAATCAATGGACGGCTCGTCAAAACCTTCAGTGAGTAACATTGAATTGCAAATGATTTGAGTTTCCCCGGATTTGAAACGAGCGAGAACCTCCCTCCGGTTCTGTGATGTCCCGTCCAGGTGTTCCGATTTGTAACCCTTCATTTGAAGCAAAATATTAATATGTTTTGACGTGTCTATGAGAGGAAGAAAAACCAAAATCTTTCTGTCTCTCGGTATGTTTTCAGCGATCTGAGAGAGGAAGGGAGATATCGAATCTCCTAAATCTGCATCGTTGTAATCTCCTGCCGTTTCCCGAACATTGGAAATATCTATTTTTAAAGGGATAGTTTCCGCTGTAATCGGACATAAATATCCCTCCGAAATTGCATCTCTGATCGAGTACTCATAAGCCAGGTCATCAAAATACTTTCCCAGGTTTTTCTTGTCCCCCCGGTCAGGGGTTGCAGTTACGCCCAAGACTTTTGTGGGGGATCCATTAGAGAAATAATTTAAAATATTTTGATACGATTGTGAGAGGATATGATGGGTTTCATCGACTATGATTGTCTGATAAAAATCACGAGGGAAACGTTCTAAACGTTTTTTACGCATGAGCGTTTGAACGCTTCCGCACGTTACAGGAAAAAAGGAGTCCAGGGCTGTGGACTCAGCTTTTTCGATTGCCGCATTGACGCCTACAGCCCTGAAAAGTTTGTCCTGTGCTTGTTGTAATAATTCATCCCTGTGAGCCAGGATTAAAACCCTTTTCCCTGAATCAATCTCCCGCTTTGCGATATGGGAAAACACAATGGTTTTCCCCGTGCCTGTGGGAAAAACCAGGAGAGTTTTGTCAAACAAACTCCATGACTCATATATTTTCTGTATTGCCGTTTCTTGATACGGTCTGAGTTTCATTCGTAATGCTCCCGATTAATCGAACAAATTCTTCCAGATCATCCAGTTTGAGAGAGATCATCCAGGGCTGGCGGTTGGCGCGGTGGCAGACAACGGGAATTTCTTTTTCATCAGCATCATTTTCAGATTGCTGGAAGGCTTTCGCTAAATTCAATTTCTGCGTGCGCTTGCATTCGATGTGAACACCTGGAATACCGACAACATCGTCACCGCCAACCCCGGAATATTGTTGACCTCTCCGGCATTTAATGCCGAGAATTCGAGTCAGTTCGTGCGATAATTCGAGTTCGCCCGATTTACCTTTTTGTTTTGAGTTCATAGACCCGGAAGCCTTTCACAAAGTTCTTTGACCGCAAGAACATCTTGCTTGTTATACTCGATGCAGGCTTCTTTGTTTGTTTCCCACCAAACAAAAAAGTCTGCACCACAAACAGGGGACTCCTTGACGGAGATTCCCAGGGCTTTGCAGATATGATCCAGCTTGCGTCCGGATGCCCGGCGATCTCCCAGGCTCCAGATGTCCATTGTATCAATCCAAATTTTGGGGCGATAGTTGAAGAGATCATTCATATATTTTATGGGGAATGCAATGTCATGGATAATCGATCTGTGAATAATCATATTTGCGTCAAACCGGATATTATGTCCGATTATTTGATGAGTATCCTTTTCCATGATCAAACCCCATAACGCGCAAAGAAGCTCCGCTTCATCCGTGATTTTCTCGGTTGGAAAATAGAGGGATTGAAAAGAATTTTCCTCGTCGAAAGCAATTCCAATCAGGGGGATATTCGCCTGAAGGGAATCCAGGGCGCACCCTTCCCCCTTTTCCCAGGATTCCAATTCCTCCTTGATCTTCGCTTCGATCTTCAGCGGATCTTTCAGGTTGCCGAGCTTCACAGAAGAGTAATCGGGTTTTAAAAACAATCTATCATTTTTGGGAGCGGGGATTGTTTCAATGTCTAAAAAACATCTCATAACTTTTCTCCTTTCTACCAGGGGAGGGAATCGGCTTTTTCATCCGGTTCTTTTTCTGATTCAGTTTCCGCTTCGGGATCCAGGAAAGACGAGATTCCGTTTTTCTTTTTCTCTTCTCCGTTTTTGTTTTTGTACGTTTCAACGGTGAGCTCGCATTTCCCGGTTGCCCCGATGACTTTATTCCAGTTTGGTTTGAGTTTTTCCCCATGCTTCCGCTGCCCGATTGCCCGGAAAAACTCGCAGATTTTCCACTCACAGGTTGAGTGGAGAACCAGGTTTTCGAGTAATACAGTTTTTCCGGCATCGGAACTGAATTGCAATTTCAAAAGTGCCATGGGGCAATCCAGTTTTTGAGATGTCTTTTTTTCCAAGGCCAAAACCGTAAACGTTCCCCGTGTCCCCTCGGGGAGAATCGCATACGACTCCCCGTCATGCTCAACAGGTGAGTCCCAACCTAAAGCGTAACCATCCGCCATATTACTTGCCTCCTTTCAAAGCTTTCAGAACGTTTGCAAATCGGTCGCACATGCTTTTCAAAACCGGTTCCGCTAAATCCTTATAGCTGTTTTCAGGAGGAATGGTTTTCGTTTCGATCAAGAATTTGTTCAGGTCTTCCTCCGTGATTTTGTGAAGCCGCATAAGTCCTTCCACAGCTTCAAGCGGGGTTAGTTTTGCGGGCTGCGGCTCGTTCGGTTTGGGTTCTTTTTCGGGTTTCGGTTTTTTGGGTTTGGGGGCAGGGGAGGGAACCGGTTCCGGTCTGCGGATTTCAGTGGGGGAAAAGTCGTCCAGGGAAAGGATAGGAAGAAAATACTTTTCAACGACTGCTTTCATTTCCTCAATGGTTTCACCTGCGTCAATTTCCTCCGGGAATCCCCATCGGTTTTTTGCGTCCGCAAAATGCGTGTGAGTTGTGTAGATAACTCTTGATTTCCCGCCAGAAGCCTTTTTCTTTCCCTCTTTGTTTTCCTGGATTGTGATTTTGTAATTGATGAAAAATAATCCGTCCACCCATTTCTTGATCAGGGGGGAAACTTTTTTCTCAAGATTGAGCTCGTAATGATCGAACGCTCCGGATTCCTCGGGGAGTTCGATTTTTTTCAGGGTGGAATGTCCCAACAGGATGATATGTTTGCCTGTGGTTTCCCGGATCACGTCCAGATCGGCGAGGAAAGCGGAGAGCATTTCGGCGAGATAAGTATATCCCTTTCCATAGCCAAAATCTTCGATCCCGCCCTTGTTGGATTTCTCACAGATGTTCGAGATAGATAAATCCTGCAGCTTATCCACCGTATCAAAAACAATGATGGGAAACGGTTTCGCTTCCTCCGATCGGAGGAACTTTAAGAATCTGAAAACATCCCCCCAGGATTGTGCGGATGAAAACCGCTGAACATCAAGTTCATTCGTTCCCTCTTCACAATCGAAAAATAAAGACCCTGGGAAAAGGGAAGCCAGGATACTTTTACCGATGCCCTCGGGTCCGTAAAATGCGAACCGTTTAGGTCGGTTTAGCTTGCCTCCAGTAATCATGTTTTTTTACCTCCTTAAAAATAGACTTGTAAAAGATTGAATTATTACAATCAGGGTACAACCCATGATTGAACCGATTAAAACGAAAGCAGAAAAAATTTTATTTGGATCCTCATTCATTGGATTTTATCCTCCTTTTTGATATAAAATCTTCCAGATCCCCGGGAGCGATCCGGGTGGTTCGGGGAGATAGTTTCACAATTTCAATTGCTTTGGTTCGAATTATGGCGCGTAAGTTTTTAACAGATATATTCAGCTCATTAGCTGCCTCGGGCAGAGTTAAAAGCGGCATAAAGCGCCTCCTAAAAAAAGATTAGGGGGAAACCCGTTATGAGTTTCCCCCGTCGAGAGAAGAAGGAGAAGAGATGGAAGAAGGGCTGCACCCCGTGACGCTCTCAAAAAAATCCAGGGCGGTGTTTATTTTGTCTATGGTTAGAATCCCCGGATTTTTTGTTTTCCCTGTTTCGATTTTGTGAAGTCCGATAAGCGATATTTTCGCCTGTTTTGATAATTTGCGTAAGCTAATATTCAACCGTTCCCTGCGCTCCCGAATATTCATTTTATTTAACTTACCCCCTGTGCAATCTATAAAAAACGATATGACAATTATACAATACTATAAATTTGTCAAGTAAAATTTAAAGAATTGTATAAAAAAAATTACTTATATAGTTGACTTGTTATACTATTGTATAATATGAGTTCTCTATGAATTATACAAAAGTAAATAACCTGCGTAATTTGTTGAAGCGATTTATTAAGCAGAAAGGAACGAACGAAAGTCGCATTGCACGCAAAGCGGGCATATCAATTCCAACCTTGAATCAGTTTTTAAATAAGAAAAAAACAACATCAATTGACAGGTTTTTTGAAATCTGCAAAGCTCTTGATCTTCAGATAAAAATAGGAAACATAAATATTTTTGATGCTGAATCCATATCTATGGTGAGAGAGGAACCCCCTCAATATGGGAATCCCTGGAAAAATATATCTGATACCTGGGAAGCGAAAAGAAAAACAGTGGAAGTGGAGATCACAAAAGGACTGAAGGAACTCGCGAGGGATGATATCCTGTGGGCGATATATAAGCCAACTCCGGAGGAAATATCAAAAATAGAACGGTATGAAATCAACCGGAAAGAGGAATGGCTCCTCAAACTCAGGATATTGAGGGAAGGCATTGAAATTTAAAAAATACAATCGTGGGCATATCACCCGCACCGAAGCCGGAACATATCTGGCAATCGTAAATCATGCTTATCAAACTCTCCGAAAAACCCTCCCCACTGAAGCCGCCGCCCGGACATGGATTGACAGTAAAATCATTGAGATCGACAATCAGGAGCCCCCCCTGACGGTTTGGCAGCTCAGGGAGGCGCAGAAAGCCTTTTCTCTGCTTCCCCCTGGAGAATCACTATTGGAGATTATAAAAGCCCGCCAGAGGCAAATAAACGCGAGCCAAACGCCTCTCGGGGAGATCATTGAGCAGTTTCTGGAGGATAAATCTTCCTCTGGATTACGCAAAAACTCAATGGATACCCTGAAATATCAGGTTGCAAAACTCTCTCAGATTTGGGGAGATCTGAACATTTTGGAAATCACGGCTCCCATGCTGTCAGAATGGATAAACACAAACGGGGGAACCGGTTGGAAAAGAGATGGATTCAGGAGGGCTTTTAAAAACCTCTTCTCCTGGGCAATCAAACAGGGATTCATTGATTTCAATCCGGCAAGGGGGATTTCTCCCAGCTTGCAAACGGAATCCATCCCGGAGATATTCCTCGTTGAGATAGTAAAAAAAATCTTGTACGGGTCCCAAGAGCATACTCCCGGAATGACTCTGTATTATGCTCTGGGGTTTTTCGCAGGGATACGCCCGCGAGAATTGCAATTATTAGAATACAAATCCATCAATGATTATATCCATATTCCCCCGGAAATCTCAAAAATCAGGTATCAGAGATTTATTACGATTTCCGAAAATCTCAAAAAATGGATTGATGCGTATCCCGGATCCGGACTGATTTGCCCTGCATCACACCGGAAGCAGCGAAAAAAACTCATGCAAATAATCAGTTTGGAAAAATGGACTCAAGATATAATGCGCCACTGCTATGGATCCTATCACCTGGCATTATATCAGGATGCCCCCCGCACAGCGCACGAGATGGGGCATTCAAGCCCGGATACGCTTTACCGGTATTACCGCAACCTGGTTTCCCAGGGAGAAGCAAAACAATATTTCAATATAGTTCCTGATACAAAATTCATACAATAGGAGTTTAAACATAGATATATCAATATACATATTCAAGTTTCCCAAGCTGAATGTCGCGGGTTCGATCCCCGTTTCCCGCTCCATTTTATTTTGGGGAATGTTCTGAAACGAGTACATAAATGAAAAATACCTTCCTTATTTTCATTTTTCTTTTATTCACCATTAAAGCATATACCGACGAATTCCGGGGAATCTGGGCCCTTTCAACGTATGAATCCCAGGCTTCCCCTACGTATTATGAACAACTGTTCGATAATCTTTCCGATTATAACTTCAATAATCTGATGTTCTATACTGTGAATATCGGCACGGCAAATTATCCCAGCTCCTTTGTTCCCTGGAATGAATCCCTTACAGGACAAATCGGCAAGAATCCAGAGTGGGATCCCCTGGCAACCGCCGTGGAGATGGCGCACGCCCGGGGAATCCTGATTCATACAAAAGTGAACATCTTCCTTGCCTGGCTTATTAATATTCCTTTGCCGGATTCACCGCTTCATCCCATTAATCTGCATCCGGATTGGATCCTCGTCGATCGTGATGGAAAGATGATGACCAACATTGGGGAACATCTCTTCTTCAATCCCTGTCACCCCGAGGTTCAGGATTGGATTTACAATTATTGCATCGAGATCGCCGCCAGGTACGATATTGACGGAATTCACTTTGATTATGTTCGCTTCCCCAATGCCGCATTTTCATGGGACCCTGTAACCCTGAACCGGTTCTGGTCTCGATTCGGAAAATCCCCGGATCGCCTCCCCGAGGAATGGACCCAGTGGCGAAAAGACCAGATAACGAATCTCCTCATTCGCATAAAAACAATGGTACGCCGCCTTCATTGGGATGTGGTTTTCGGCGCAGATGTGTGGGCCAACCGAACAAGCGGCATCAACTACTGTCTTCAGGATATGGAAGAGTGGAGGAAACGGAAAATCCTGGATTTTGACGTCCCCATGCTTTATACAACGGATATTTCCTCTTTTCAATCCCAGCTCCAGGATCATCTGAATCATTCCCATGGACGATTCATCTTTTCCGGGATCGGCGCCTATGCCCTGGGAGGCAATACCGACTATCTGGATGAACAAATCACCCTTTCACGCGATCTTGCAACCTCCGGGGTCGTGATCTATAAAGACGTTTCCCTTTTTCCGAATAATTCCCCCAATGCCATGGCGGATTATTTAAAAAACAACCTTTTTGAGGAAACTGTCCCATCCATTACATATCCCTGGAAAACGAAAACAGAATCCGATCCACCCATTTTTGAATGCCTACAGGTTGCCGAACCTCGAAATACCATGGCCGTTCTACGATGGGAACCTGCGACCGATTCCACATTGCCAGTAACTTATACAATTTACCAAAGCGAACTTTCAGGGCAGGAGGAATTTACTACCCCCACTTATGCCACTCAGGATACGGTTTTCCTTGTGGAAAGACTGCAAAACGGAATCCCATATCATTTTGTGGTGCGGGCTGAAGATGAATTCGCCAATGAGGAGGCAAACACGATCGAAATGAGCGCTACTCCATCTGAGTCGCATGATTTTATATTGGAAAACTTTGAAGCAGGGAATAACTCATATTGGGGTGGAAATGCGGGTATGGGAATCATCTTTCAGAATCCCCTGGATTCCCTGTATACAACAGGCATGGACGCCGACAGCACAATGACCATCCGGGGAGATATTGTCCATTCCGGATTCTTTTCCGGTGAACTCTCCCTGGAATGGACGGATCCGGTAAACGGCCAGTGTTTCCTTGAAACAAGCCCGAATGCCCCCCTGTGTCCGGATTTCACGGCATGGTTTTCTCTCTGGATTTATGGAGAAAACGATGGAACGCGGATATCTGCCGTATTCAAGGATGAAACCGGGTTTGAACGAACCCCTTTCATCTCGATCAATTGGAGCGGATGGAACAAGGTGGAATGGTTTCTCCCTGAATCCGAATTCTACGGATGGAACGGCGGAAACGGGAAACTTTCAGGAGGAATTTTTGGGGGTGAATTTTCAGGACTTTTGATACTTCCCGGTAATACATCAGAATCGAATCTGCTTTTGGACGACATTGCAAACCAGATACGACCGGATACTCAACCGCCCGGATTTTCAGGATTGGATGATTTATCTGCGATTATCGGAGCCGTACAACTAAGCTGGAATATAGCCATGGACGCCAGTAATCCCATTACCTATAACATTTATATGAGCAGCGCCATGGACGACTTCGATTTCACCACCCCCACGGCAACAACTACGAATCTGGAACATACCATGGAAATATCATTGAATGAACCCTGTTATTTTATCGTACGCGCCCGGGATAGATATGGAAACGAAGACGACAATATGGTGGTTAAATCCTGCGGTCCGGGTCAAAGGGAAACCCTGGAAGATTTTGAATCAGGTTCATCTTCCTATTGGAATGGGAATCACAACCAGGGAATCATATTCCAGGATCCGAATTATTCCGGCTCAACCGCAGGTGTGGATCAATCCAGTCGTTGGGAAATCGTTACGTCTCCTACCATCCAAGGACAATATATAGGAAAACTATATGTGAAATGGACCGATCTTTCCGGTGGTTTTTGCCGCGTCACCACGCACCACATACGCCCGGTGATCGAGAATTTGGATGTGGTTCTTACCGTGTGGATATATGGAACCGGAGACAATACCAGACTTGCCGTGAATTTACTTGACGATCTGCATGAAGGCGCGCTGGAGAAGGAATATGAACAAGCGCCATACATAACCATAGATTGGAAGGGATGGAAGAAAGTGCGTTGGAATTTTCAAGAAGTCGATTGGATCGGATGGCAGGGATTAGGTACCGGTGAACTTGAAGACCCCCTTG